TTTCAAGCATTGAGATTGAACATTCGATAAATGCAGGATGACTTGTGCCTTCGAAGAATGCAGGAATTCCTTGAGGAGAGTAGTTAAGTTCGATCGATTGAATCAAACACGGCTGGAATTTAATTAGCTGTGCAGTGCCGGCAATCTTGAGTTCTGGCTGGCATAAGAATGGATATGCTAGCGCAGCAGTACCTAAGCTGCTATATGATGGTAGAGCATAGGCCTTCATGGCTTTCAATAAATCCATCAGCTGTTGGCTCTCTTTCGCATTTCGAGGAGCAAAAGTCCATTCGAATCGATGCGTACGAAGAGGAACACCGCTAAACAGCGCTTGAATATGAGGATTTGGAACTGCTCCGACTGCTTGACCTATTGTGCTACCACCTATATTTTCTGCTGCTTGTACTAATTGTCCATAAGCTAACGCAGCAGCTGCATTTTTTAAAGCTTGAGTTCTTCCTCCTCCATCTGGAGAAGCCAAATATAATTGCGCGGCATCTGCAATGCCTCCTGATAGCCCTTGCGATTCTTGACCAACATCGATATCAAAACTTTCTCTTATACCCTTTGGAAGAGGAAGAGCGAATGCTTGCACAAAATCAAGAGTAGCTGCAGTTTGAGGAGAAGGTCTTTGGTATCTCTTAAATTTAAAGGCCATGTAATACTTGTCGCTGATATGATCAGGAAACTGGATTGTCGGCACGTTGTCAACATCAATCTTATTCGAAGCTCTTTGAATAGCGTCGACATATGTTTCAGCGTTAGGAGAAGCTCCTATAAGATTGCCGCCGCGAGGATTGAAGTTATTACGAATATCTTCGCATGAAGCGCGCCTCATCTCACTTGTAAATGTTTGGAAATATCTGTCTTCGAGACCATGAATTACAGAATCTCCGAATCTTGCAGAAAGCTGCGTAGCAATTGCATCAGAAAAACCGACCTTCTTCAACGCTTTCGCAAAAAGATCTTCGACTGCGTTCTCGAGTCTATCTTCGAGTTTATTAACAATTCTATCTGCAAATCTATTTGCGATACCGCCGAGATCTCTCTTAAAACTGTCGATGTTTACTCTAACAAGTGCCATATTATCTCTCAAATTTAAAAAGGCTATCAGCTTATTTATAAATAGATTTATGGCTTATCAAGGAAAGTTTCGACCAAAGAATACAAATAAGTATATCGGAGACTCGAACAATATCGTATATCGTAGTCGATGGGAATTAAAGTTCATGATGTACTTAGATTCGCATCCGAATGTCGTGCAATGGGGAAGTGAAGAGTTAGTCATTCCCTATCGCTCGCCGATTGATAACCGAGTTCATCGATACTTTCCAGACTTCATTGTCAAGAAGAAAACTCCAGAAGGCAAGATCGATACTGTGGTGGTTGAAATAAAACCTCATGCGCAGACGCGGCCTCCAGTAGTGATAAATAAGCCTAATAAGCGTTATATTAATGAAGTCATGACGTGGGGTGTCAACGAAGCCAAGTGGAGAGCTGCAGCAGTATACTGCAATGATCGCGGTTGGAAGTTCGATATACTCACCGAAAAAGAATTGGGGATTAAATTTTAGTGGCAATCGTATTTGATACTATCATCACACAAGGTGTTCGTTCAGGACAAATTCCTGCGCGTACGAACTCTGCGCGTGACTGGTTCCGAGATACTGCCGGTAAAATAAATCGTATCAATGAGCGTGAGATGATGAAAGGTGATGTGAGTCGTATGACTACTCAACCTTTGCTCGGCTCAATGTATATGTTCTACTATGATCCAAAACATAAAGAAGAGCTTCCATATTACGATAGATTTCCTCTGATCTTTCCTTATAAGAAAGTCAAAGGCGGATTTATGGGACTCAACCTACACTATCTGCCGTTGCAGCTCAGAGCGAAGTTAATGGACGGGTTATATGACTTTGCAAACAACACTCGTTACGACGAGTCGACTCGTCTGAAACTTAGCTATCAACTCATGACTCAGGCAGCAAAGTTAAGATGGTATGCTCCATGCATTAAGCATTACTTGACTTCTCACGTACAATCAAAGTTTATGTACGTTTATCCATCTGAATGGGATATCGCGCTCTTCTTACCAACAGAACGTTTCGTTAAAGCAAGAAAGAATCAAGTTTGGATGGACACGAAAAGAATGCTAGGAGTTACTAAGTAATGGCATCTGCACCCCCGAGATCAGAACGACCAGTAGTATTAGCATCACCTGAAGAGCTTGCGCGAAGAGCAACCGTTGGCTATGGTGACGACGCGCGCGCATTTATTGGGAGAGCAGCTGGTTTGACTGCTGAACAGCGCTCCGGCGCGTTGGCAATTTTGGATGCCGAGGCGGCAACCAAATCAACCAAAGAAGAACCTAACAACGTTGCGGCACCAACTCTTGCTACAACGCCATCTTCTGCTTCTGCTGCGACGCCAACACCGACTCCACCGTCTAAGCCGAGCAAAGAAGAAACTGATAATAATGCAACAGCAAGCCAAAGCAAATCGACCGGCGTAACACCAGCGTCCACATCCAATGCAAAAAGCGCGAAGGCTGAACTTGACAAGGGTATTAATACCAATACAGAATTAACTGATGCAGCAGGAAATGCCAAAGCCAGAACTGTTGATTCAGCTTTTAGTACGGGTGAACGCACCACAGGCACATTTAATATCGGTCGATTTCGAGCAGAAGTTTCTGGCGCCGATAGTGTACTCCCCACTCACAGCTTCTTAGTAGTCTTTGCTCCTATGGCATGGACAAGATCAAAATTTAGTTCTCAGAATCTCGACTCTCTTCTTACGATGAGATGCGATAACGTTGTTCTTCCTTCTGTGAATCTTTTACAAGAACAGAACATTCGAAGATATGGATTTGGTCCAGTCGAGAACGTTGCATATGGCGTAAACGTCGGAGATTTTACTCTACAATTCATTGTCGATAAAGAGGCTTTAATTGTAGAATACTTCGAAGAGTGGTTAAATCTAATCGTCAATCGCGACTCATTTGGAGGCGCGAATATGAATAATAATACCAACGGAAGAAAACCTTACGAGATCGCATATAAAGATACGTACTCGTGTCCGAATGTAAACGTATTCGTATATGACAGATCTCAGAATCAGGTCATGACATACAATATATATGATGTGTTTCCTACTGGAATTCAAAGTATGAATATGTCATGGAGTGAAGAAAACACTCTCATGAAGTTGAACATCACGTTCTCTTTTACTGATCTTCGAATTAATAGAATTCCTCCGAAAAGTAATAGAGATGACAAGTCATTTAAAGATGAAATTATCGTAACAGATACCGGAAGAAACCCGAACGGAATTTTTGCTGCTGACGGCTCTGGAAGTGCACTGACTACTTTAAATTCTCCGGCCGGCCGAACATTAGAACTGACAGATCTATCAAATGAAACTACGATTATAGGAGATTTCGGAGGAAGAATTCGTGGTTCGGTTCCTCTTCTTCCGCCATCCACATTTCAAACCTCCACCGTAACAGATGTTCCTATTCCTACTGTGCGTGATCTTTTTGGAACGCCGCTCGAAAATACATAATTTAAATCTAGGAGAATATATAATGCCTTTACCGAAAATTGATCAGCCACTCTTTGACGTGACGATCCCCTCTTCGAAGAAAAAGATTCTCTTTCGGCCATTCTTGGTGAAAGAAGAAAAGATCTTACTGATCTCTCAACAGGGAGAAGATACTGATGTGATCAGAGCTATCAAGCAAATCTTAAGACTATGCGTACAAGACGATGGTTTTGATGTCGATAAGCTTACAACTTTCGATCTTGAATATCTATTCTTAAAACTTCGTGCGAAGTCGGTAAACAACATTGTTAAACTATCATATCGTGACAACGAAGATGACAAGGTTTATGACTTTGAATTAAATCTCGATTCGATCGAAGTTGAAATGCCAGAAGGTGTTGATTCGACTATTAAGTTGTCTGATACCATTTCAATGATCATGAAGTATCCGAGTGCAAGTATCACTGATAAGATTAAACAGTTTGATAATGAAGTTGATCTCATGACATTCTTCATCATTAACTGTATTGATACTATCGTAACAGATGAAGAAATTTATCCTGCTTCTGAATATACTGACAAAGAACTCGAAGAGTTTCTCGATCAACTTCCAGTCAATTCCTTCGAAAAGATTCGTGCATTCTTTGAGCAGATGCCGAAGCTATATCATAAGATTGAATACAAGAATGAACTTGGTAATGATAGGAGT